GCATATGACATTTTTCTTACTATAGGGAGAATAGTCTCCAAGTAGTAAAGTCTGTGGTTGGGTCTAATGTTGGCATTGTTCCCACCATCTAAAAGTATCGGCGGAACGCCCATAGCCTCTAGAATTATTTTCTCATTCGCTGAAATAGAAGATTGAAAGTCAAGTTCTTTAAAATTAATTTTCGTTAAACTATCGACTTCTAAACCACCGTCTAATATGAGAGGGCGTTTACCGCCATTTTTTGGATTGTATCTAGTAGACCAGCTTTGCAGCATTCTTTCTTTTATTCTATCTGAAAGAGTGTTAGGGCTTTTAAGTACTAATCCGGGAACTGCTCCATTTTTGAAGAAGTTATCCTGAAATCTTCTCATGTTGTCTAGTAAATACATTGTTCTATACGCTGGCTTTAACCTAGGCGTTCCACGATATATTGATTTAAATGAGTTTTCTTTAATATGTATGATTTCTTTCGTAGAATAGTCAACATGACCATCATATGTAAATTTCTCAATGTAAGTACTAGTATCACTATGAATAGTAACATTTTGTGCTGGAAGATGATATAAATGTCTTCCATCAAAATATACGAAGATGTTACCGTCTATAAGTAAATCAATTATAAGATTTCTCTTAAAAGTATTGATATCTTGAAACGGGTTCGGTTCTTTATTAAGTAATAAGTCAACACGAGTTCTTCGAATATTTTCTACAACTGGCATTATACCGTTTACTTTATCTCCAACATCATACTTAATGTCTGCTGAATCATCTACTATCATATTTACAGCACGATTAACTACTTCTAGTTCTTCATATGCTGATCTGTAATTGTCTTTGTTTTCACGGGTGTCAATTGTCATACCCTCTTCCATACCAATGAAAGATTGAGCAGGATTCAGTTTTTCCTGATCCTCTTTACTCGGTGTTCTACCTAATATTCTGTCATACCATGCCATGTTTGTCTCTCTGTTTGTCCACCCATCTTTTTTGCTTAAGTGCTGTTACCAGTTTTGGTCTTTTGCCATAAATACTGTGTAGCCTTTGATGGTGGGCTTTGCATAGTGTAGCAGCTTCATTGTAAATCTCATTAGTAAATTCTTCAATAAATTCTTCACGTAGATTCATGATCTCGTCGGCTGTTGTTATTGTAATTTTATTACTTTTCAACCACGTATCCAGAAGCTCAGTCATTCCGTAGAAATGGTGAAAGTCTAAATGTTCTGTGTCTCCACAGATAAAGCACTGAGTGTCTTTATTATATTTAGATTTCGCTTTATCTCTAACGTACTTGACTAAATCTCGTTTTAAATCCATAAATTCCTATTTAATTAAAATTATACCAAATTTTTACCTTCATGTCAACATTTATTTTTTGGTAGGTCAAACCTAAAAAGTACTTGCGGATGTCTCAAACGTATACAGTGCATATCTTAATGCATCTGACATATGGCTTGCCATATTATGTTTGGGTTTTTCTCTAAGTAAGTTGGGATTGCTATCCCATTGGTATTGATCTACACATGATAATGCCTGTGAACATCTTTGATCTATAATCAATCTATCATTATCTATGATACCCGCTGAATGCCCAATTCCGTCTAGAACAGATTTTTTCGCATTAATAGTAGATATATCATAATTCTGCGCAAAATCAAACCTAGTTTGTTGTGCGGCAGAGTCAATATAAATGTAATCAACACGATGTTTATCGATTAGTCGACGAATTTCTATGGCATGTTGTTCTGTAGTTCTTTCAGCGTCCATGTACTCATCTATAAGATAGAATTTTTGTTGATCCCAGTCATAAGCTATAACGCACAGCGCAGTTGGGTCTTTATATCCAACATCCAGCCCCGCGAATACATCCATATGACTAGTGTCTAACTGACTAAGGTCTGCGACACACTCTTCAAAATTAAAATTCCATATTTGTCCTTCGTAGGTATTAAAGTCTGCCATATATTCTTGTGCAAACTCAGCCTCGGACATTGCTTTTTTTGCTTCTCTGATGTCATCATCACTGAAGCGAGGGTTTTCATGGTAAGTAGCTCTGATTGATGCCCAATCATGAAACTCCTCACTAAACCCCCTGTGATAAAAGTCAGCAAACCAATTATTTCTTCCTCTAGGAGTAGAAATGAAGACTGCTTTACTATTATCTTTATCTAGTGTAGGACGAAGGGCTACATTAAATGCATCTTTCCCGTCAGCTAGTGCTGCTTCGTCAAAAATTATTAAATCATATGATCTTCCTACTGAAGAATCAACTTGATTTACTGAACCCATACGGATAGTAGAACCATTAGATAGTTCTATTACTTTATCTTTTGCATTATCTTTTACCACCTCGAGATCAAAGTGCTTTATAAGCTGTCTTTGTAAATCGAATGAGATTTGAGATAAAGAGTAGTTAGGTGACATAATCAGGATATTAGAACCTGGCACGAGTGAGATAAGCTGTCCAATGACGTTTGCTATATATGTCTTTCCCTGCCGTCTAGAAATAGCGGCACATACAAATCTGTATTTTGGGTTGTTAACAGCATTGATTAATGCCGTCTGGGAAGAGTTGGGCTGTATACCTAGTAAGTCTAAGTACGAGTTTATAGGTAGCTTTATGAATCTGTCCGCTTGCGGAAAATCCATGAAGCTATCACTAACTATATCTGTTCTACTAATATCGAGCATTAGTGTATAGTTGTTCTTAGTGAGTTACCTATTGATTCTGGTAAATCCAGAACCCCCTCTGAGTTTGCTACATATAAAAGATACAAGTATCCCATACATATCTCACTCATCATTTGATCTCCATCGGAAATCTGTTTAGTTTGTGCTGCTTTCCTGTTAAGCACAGAAAGCGTAGAAGTACAGCTTACAGCTAAATCTTCTAACCAAACATTTCTATCTGACAATTCTAGCTCCATTGAATCTGAACACCTAATACTTCAGCATGTGCTGCAAATATTTGGTCTGTCATATCTTTTTTGAGGAATGTTACTTCCGCGGGTGCTAGTGTAATTGAACCCAATGTTGTATCTGCTGCGTTTGCTACAGTTACTAATCTCATTGCTGCTCCAGAATTAACTAGTCGTACGTCATTTGCACCACCAAAAGTGGAAGCTCCTCCTACGTTGACACCACAAGCGGCTTCTGCCCCTATTAATCTCATAGACATTTCTATTTCTCCTTAACGTTCAAAGAACGTTCCTTGCTTTTTTGTTCTGCTGCTAACATTGCATCTTTAATATCGACTACACCATCTAGGTTTTTATCTTTACCGTTAATCATGTTCCAGAGTTGTTTAGCTTTATTTTTAAATTTATTTACCATTTTACCTTGTTTGCCCAATAAGCTGCTGACATTTTGCCTCTAGCTATATTTTTGGCGTGACGAGCTTTGAATGAGGCTCTACGTGCTTTTTGTGCGGCTGTTTTTGGAGATTTTCCTGCTCCCCGCACCCCTTGTTGCCCAAATCGTATAGTTTTGACTTTAGTGCCAACTTTTGCTACGACGACGTGTGACTTTGTTCGATGGTTGGGTGTGCGCTTTGGTTTGTTATAACCAGACACACCCACTTTCTTTAATCGTGAAGATTTCTTCGGGCTACTTCTTTTTCTTGGTGGCACGTTTCTTCCTCTTTTTAAATCCTGCTTTCATAAAAGCAAAAGCTTTCTTGGTAACAGTAGATTTCTTTTTAGTTCTACTAGTACCCTTTTTCTTTCTATTATTTATATTGGCATAGAGACCACGTTTTGGTTTACTTCTTTTTACCGCCACGTTTTTTCCCCTTACCTCTCTTCTTAGGACGGCCTCTGACCTTCCCGTATGTTCCTTTACCGTACGGCATTATTTCTTAGCCTTCCCGATGTTTAATGCTAGTAAATCTACAAATTTGTAAAGTTTCCCTATCCATACATCATCTTTAGGTGTTGGCGTTGAAGCCGCAACTATGCTTGCTATTGTTACAATCATTGTAACCAATCCTACTAATTCCATCATATCATTTCTCCCATTTGCCTTTCGGGCATGATGCCCTAGTCAGCCGTGCTTTAAGTGGCATAAAACATTTACATGCTTTACACACTTTAAACTTCGTATACTGATCACAAGTATTACAGACTTTAATTCTGTTTTTGTGCATCAGTTGGTGCAGTAATCTCT